TCTTGGAGCTTTTGCGGCAGTTCCAATACCAGGCACTGGACCGGCAACGGTTCTTGTTGCACATATGTTGTTAAAGAAAGTGACGGGTGATAAACTCGGTCTCATCCCTCCTTCGACGTATCAAACATTTCGTAAGTACCAAGAACTAAGTAAGCCAAAGACCGAGCGTAAGTCATTTAAAGAGTTCCGACGTGGATAACAAAGAAACTGCTAAGAAGATGATCGCCGAGATTAATGAGGCGGATGATCTCGAGAAGGATTACACTTTCTCGCGTGATACATATCATGAGCTAATTCAGGTATCCATTGATGCGATCCAAGACCTACAGCAACTCTCGAAGGATTCTGAACATCCTCGGGCGTTTGAAGTCTTGTTTAATGGTATCAAACATACCGCCGACATCAACAGTAAGTTAGTTGATCTACAACGTAAAGTTCAGGTCATTCAACAGGATGGTAAGACGACTGAACATCAGCCAGGAAGACAGGTTCTCAGTGAGGAAGATCCTTCCGCGCAGATTGCATTCCAAGGTACAACGCGTGAGTTGTTATCTGCTATTGATAATGTCAAAGCTGATATCATAGATGCCGAGTACGAAGATAACGATGACACAGAAGACCCATCATAATCGCCAGATAAAAGACGCCTATCTCGGAAATCCCAACATCAAACGTGATGGGGTTGAACACTCGTTTACGCAAGCTGAACTTGAAGAGTACCTAAAGTGTAAGGCAGATCCTGAGTACTTTGCCGAGAAGTACATTAAGGTTATCCATATCGATCACGGTCTTGTGCCATTCAAGCCATATCCGTATCAGAAAGAGTTGTTCAAATCGTTTAACGAGAATCGATTCTCGGTTGTCCTTGCGTGTCGGCAGTCGGGTAAGTCTATCTCGACCTGTGCATATCTGCTATGGTACTCGCTCTTTCATTCTGAAAAGTTCGTGGCAATCCTTGCCAACAAGGCCGCAACCGCGAAGGAGATGTTATCTCGTATTACCTTGATGCTTGAGAACCTACCATTCTTCCTGCAGCCTGGCTGTAAAGCATTGAACAAAGGTAGTATCGAGTTCTCAAACAATACTCGTATGGAAGCTCACGCAACGTCGTCGTCTTCTATTCGTGGTAAGTCTGTCAGTCTTCTATATCTCGATGAGTTTGCGTTTGTCGATAATGATACTGAGTTCTACACTTCAACATATCCAGTTGTTTCGTCAGGTAAGACCTCACGTGTTATTATCACATCGACCGCCAATGGCATTGGCAATATGTTCCACAAAATATACGAAGGTGCTGTACAAGGTACCAACGAATTTAAGGCATGTCGCGTTGATTGGTGGGACGTTCCTGGCCGTGATGAGAAGTGGAAAGAACAAACAATCTCGAACACCTCACAGGAACAGTTCGAACAGGAATTCGGTAACTCGTTTGGTCGGGGTACTGGTAAAACACTTATTGCTCCCGCTGCACTCTTGGCACTCCGGGCGATCAACCCCGTTGAGATCAAAGGTGATACACACATATACTCGCGTCCTATTGAAGGTCATCAATACGTGATGACAATTGATACTGCTAAAGGTCGTGGACAAGACTACTCTGCATTCTCGGTTATTGATGTTACCGAGGTACCATTTAAGCAGGTTGCGGTCTTTAGAAATAACATGGTCTCGCCACTTATATACCCTGACTTCGTTTACAAGATGGCTGTTTATTACAACAATGCTTATCTTGTGGTCGAATCAAATGACCAGGGATCTATGGTATGGAGAGCATTACGTTACGAGTTTGAGTATGAAAATATGTATGTTGGTAAGGTTGCCAATGGTACTACGTTTGGCCTTGAACAGACTCGTAAGACAAAAAGAATTGGTTGTTCGAATCTCAAGGATCTTATCGAAGAGGGTAAGCTTGAGCTCCAAGACGCTGAGACCATTCGTGAACTAGGTACGTTCGAAGCTCGTAAGACATCTTACGAAGCCTCGCCTGGTAACCACGATGACTTGGTCATGACTCTTGTCATGTTTGGGTTCTTCGCGACAACTAATATGTTTGGTTATGTGGCTGATGAAAACCTTCGCGATATGATGTTACAAGAAAAAGATCGCCTGATTGCGGACTCGGTTCCCTTCCTTGGTTCTATTCAAGATGGAGACCTAGATCGTGACGTCGTATTCCAGGCACAAGAAGACGACTATGGTGATTTTGCAGTCCAATTCAAACGGGACGATGTATTCGGTATAATTATCGAAGAGTCATAGGAATTGTACAACGTATAAATACTTTATTACAATTCGTTGCAACGTGAAATTCTTATTATGACTCATCGTTATATTGCCATATCATATAAAGCTAAAATAAGGAAAAGCTAAATGCCCTTGAATCGAGTATCTCCTGGGGTCAGTGTTGCCGAGATCGATCTTACGACTCGCGCGCCAGCTGTCTCCACCTCTATTGGTGGTTTTGTTGGTAACTTCCGTTGGGGTCCAGTTGAAGAAATTACAACTGTATCTTCTGAGAATGACGTTCTCAATAAGTTCGGAACACCTACTGCCGCTACAACAATCGACTTCCACGTCCTTGCACAGTTCTTAAGCTACAGCAACAATGCTGAAGTTATTCGTGTCATCGACGGTGACGGTAACAATGCAAACGCCGGTGGCGATGATGACTGTGTTGTTAAGAACCGTACCAACTATGACGCACAGACATTCACACTTGGAACCGAAGGCCACTGGGTTGCTAAATACCCTGGCGCTCTCGGTAACTCTCTGAAGGTTGAAGTCTTCGGTTTTAAAACCGACACTGGAACAACACAAACTAACTTTGATGCATGGACATACAACGGACGTTTTGATGGTCCTCCAGCAACGTCAGATTATGCATCTACACGTGGTTCATCTAACGACGAAATCCACGTCATCGTAATCGACGAAGATGGTCTCATCAGCGGAACCCCTGGTTCTGTCCTGGAAGTCTTCCCGTATCTTTCACAAGCATCCGACAGTAAAGACGCGTTCGGTGCTGCTAACTACTATAAAACTGTCATCAATGAAAACAGTTCGTATATCTGGTTTGGTGCGACAGACTCTACTAACTTTGCTAACGCTGGTTCGCCGGCTACTTCTGCACTTAACTACGAAGTCACTCCTGCGAGCGGTGTTGTTTCAACAGCGTTGACTGCGGGTGCAGACTCTGGTGCAATTGACTCTGCAGAGTATGCAACTGGTTTTGCACTGTTTGACGATCCAGCTCAGTCTGACGTCTCTATCCTCATTGGCCCTGACTTCCCAGTCGGTTCTGGTGTAACGATTGCTAATGACATTATTGCGACAGTCGAAGGCCGTAAGGATTGTGTATGTACTATCTCACCTGAGCGTACTGACGATACTGCAGCAGAGATTAAAGCATTCATGGATCAGGTCACCTCTTCCACATATGCAATCTGTGACTCAGGTCGTCTGACTGTCTTTGACCGTTTCAACGACGCTCTGATTAACATCCCAGCATCTGGTTCGGTTGCAGGTCTTATGGCTGAAACTGACCGTACACGTGGATCGTTCTTCTCACCTGCTGGCTTCCGTCGTGGTCAAGTACGTAACGTTGTCAAGCTTGCTTACAACCCTGTCGAAGCTGATCGTGACACATTGTACAAAGCCGGCATTAACCCAATCGTTTCTTTCCCAGGTGAAGGTACGGTTCTGTTTGGTGACAAGACTCACACCGGTCGCCCATCTGCTTTCGATCGTATCAACGTACGTCGTCTCTTTATCCTTCTTGAGAAGAGCATTCGCATTGCAGCTCGTGACACCTTGTTTGAGTTCAACAACGAGTTCACAAGAGCTCAGTTCACAAGCATCGTTGAGCCTTTCCTACGTACCATACAGGGTCTGCAAGGTATCACCAACTTTGCGGTTGTCTGTGATGAAACCAACAACACTGGTGACGTTGTAGATCGTAACGAGTTTGTTGCAGACATCTATGTTCAGCCTGCACGTTCGATTAACTACATTCAGCTTAACTTCGTTGCGACACGTACTGGTGTTGCTTTCGAAACCGTTATATCTTAAGGAGACCTAAATGACTCTCAATATCAACAGCTTTAAGTCTCAGTTGGTTGATGGCGGCGCGCGCGGTAATTTATTCCGCGTCGTTGTCAACTTCCCGGGATTCGTCGGTGGGGACGTCGAAAAGACTTCGTTCCTATGTCGAGCGACTTCAATCCCAGGTGCCCAGGTCGGAACGGTCAACGTTCCATTCCGTGGTCGTCAGCTTAAGCTTCCGGGTGATCGTACATTCGCACCTTGGACTGCTACATTCTATAACGATGCTGCCTTCGACGTACATACCGCGTTTGTTCGCTGGCAGGACGGTATGAACGGCTTCTCTACAAACACTGGTTTCACTAACCCTGAGTCTATGTTTGTGGACATCAAAGTTCAACAACTTGACCGTAAAGAGAATGTCATCAAGGAGTTCCTTATTGAGGACGCTTGGCCATCACTCGTAGCTGCGATCGATCTGACATATGAGCAGACAGAACAGATCGAACAGTTCCAGGTGACCTTCGAGTACCTTCAGTGGACTACCATTGACACGACCGGACAGGTCTAAATAAACGTTATAAATAAGGGTGTGAGGATTCTTCTTCACATCCTTATTTTGATGAAAGAGTTATAATGGCAATCGATCCACGACATACACAAAAAGGAAATAAAGAACTCGATACCGAAGCGGCCAGAAAGGAACGTAAGGATAATGAGTTCTTTGGCTTTGAAGTAAAGGGTGACAAGTCTGCACCTGACTCGGCCAAGTCCTTTATTCCTCCACAGGAAGAGAACGATGCATCAGAAGTTATGTACGGCGGTGCCGGTGGCTTCTATGGTCAGACACTTGATACCCGTGGTGATAACTATGCCAGTGAACGTGACCTTGTTGCTAAGTACCGCAACGCTTCAATGCAGCCTGAAGTTGATGCTGCTATCCAAGAAATTGTAAACGAAACCATCGTCAATAACGATGAAGATCTACCGCTTTCCCTCAACCTTGACCATCTCGATCTCGATGACGACGTGAAGGATAAACTTCACGATGAGTTCTCTGAGATCTTGAAAAAGCTTGACTTCCGTAAGTACGGTTCAGATATCTTCCGTCGTTGGTATGTTGACGGCAAAATCGTTTACCACATTGTCATCGACCTAGACAATCCAAAAAAAGGTATCATAGATTTACGACCGATCAATCCTACTCATATTCGTAAGATTAAAGAGATCGAAAAGGAAACGGACCCACGTACGGGTGCTGAGTTCATCAAGGGTATTGATGAGTATTACATCTATGCTGAGGATCAATATAAAAATAACAGCTCGGCTAATACGTTTGCGTCACAGGTAAGTGGGTCAGCTACGAGCGGTCTTAAACTTGCTAAGGACGCAGTTGCATATGTCACCTCCGGTTTGACCGATGCATCAAAGACCGTATCATTATCTTATATCCATAAGGCACTACGCTGTATCAACCAACTTCGTATGATGGAAGATGCACTGATTGTGTATCGTACTGTTCGCGCGCCGGAGCGTCGTATCTTCTCGATTGACGTCGGCGATATGCCGAAGAAGCAAGCCGAAGAATATATCTCTAACTTGATGTCGAAGTATAAGAACAAGATCACATATGATGCCGAGACCGGTGAGATTAATTCTAACCGCCATCATCAGCATATGCTCGAAGACTTCTGGCTTCCTAAGACTGCTGGTGGTAAAGGTACAGAGGTATCTACACTTGCCGGTGGTGAAAACCTTGGTAACATTACCGATGTTGAGTACTTCCAGCAACGTCTGTATAAAGCGCTAAACGTTCCTATCGGCCGACTAACACCGAGTGAACAGTCATTCTCTATCGGTAGGAACGGCGAGATTGACCGTGAAGAGATTCGCTTCCAGAAGTTTATCGATCGTCTACGCGTTCGGTTTGCGCAGTTGTTCAAAGAACTACTTCGTACTCAGCTACTTTTGAAAGGTATTATGAAAGAACACGAATGGGAAGATGTTCGTGAAAATCTCATTGTTGACTATAACCGTGATAACTACTATTCAGAACTGAAAGACGCTGAGATCTTAAAAGAGCGTATCACGATGCTCAAAGATCTTGGGTTCAATCCAACTGAGTTCTTCTCGCGTGAATATATCCGTAAGCATGTCCTTAAGCAGACTGACGAAGAGGTCGAAAAGATTAAGGCTGAGATGCGTCAAGAGTATATCAACAATGACAACCTGTTCAAGAAGATGGGTGGTGGAGGTGATGATATTGGTGCCGATGACTTTGGTGGCGGTGGACTTGACGCTATAGGTGACGACTTCGGTGATCTCGGTGGAGACGCCGGTGCCCCTGAGGGTGACGAAGAGTTCGAAGTCGGTCAACCAACCGGAGCGGCAACCGATATCGAAGATGAGGATGACAGTATTCCTGAAATTGATATTGATAATCTATAAAACTTAAATCGTATAAATACATTATTGGGACAAATAGGAACCTATTATGAACTTAAGACTCGTTAAAAACGTCGAAGGTACAGAGTTCTATCGTAGAGATATGAGCAAAATAGCTTACTGGCTTATAGGTGCTGGCAAGAAGATAGTCGGTACTCTTAGTTTCTCGGGTGGTGGTCTAACAGATGATCCTTACTTTAAACTGGATATGGCGGGAGACCCAAAAGATGGTGATGAGCTTCGGCAGTCAGAAGTTATTAAGATGTTTGGCCAACCCCAGACAGGTCAAAACGAAATGAAAGAATCAATTGAAATGAGTGAAGATACACGTAATGAAGCTACTGTCAGTAGCGTTATAAATATGATAAGGCAAGGCAATAACTTAAAAGCCGAAGAAGCCTTTAAAGTTGTTATGGACCAGAAAATCGGTGCAGCAGTCAGAGCTAAGACTCCTGAAGTTGCACAGTCTATGTTCAACAGTAAAGAAAGATAAGAAGATATGAAACTTATTACCGATGCAAATCTTATCACCGAAGCTAAAGTCGATGAGCGCACCGGTGATGTTTATATCGAAGGCGTTTTTATGCAGACGAAGCCTAACCGCAATAAGCGGAAGTACTCGTTGGATCTGCTAAAGAATGCCGTTAATGAATATGTAGAGAGACAGGTTAAGACTGGTCGGGCCGTCGGTGAACTGAACCACCCCGACTCACCTATTGTCGACTACAAAAATGTTTCTCATCGCATCCTTTCCCTAGAATGGCAAGGAGAAAATGTGATGGGGAAAGCGCTTATATTGAATACACCTAGTGGACAGATCGTTAAGGGTCTGCTCGAAGGCGGTGTTCAGCTGGGCGTTTCTTCTCGTGGTATGGGTACTTTGGGACAGCCCGACAAGGATGGTATTGCACCAGTCAATGATGACTTTAACCTTGTTACCATCGATATCGTTCAAGACCCTTCAGCACCAGATGCTTTTGTAAATGGCATCAACGAAAGTGTTGAGTGGTATCAGAACAATAAAGGTGTATGGCAGTCGCGAAATGTTGAAATAAAAGAAAATGAGACTGAGCTTGTAAGTGAAAACACGAAACTTCGTGATATGAAACAGCTCCTCTCGAGTCTTATTTAGGAGCATTATAATGCAACACAAAAGTAAACTTGATCAGCTCCTTGAAAATACTCAAGGAGCACTAAGCGAAGACGAAATCGAAGTCTACGGTGGTGAAGGCGAAGCTGACGCTGATATGGATATGGGTTATGAAGATGACGAGGCAGTTGACCTCGACGCTAAAGCACCAGAATCCGCTGGAAAAGACGATCATGACTTTAAAGTCATGACCGGAGATGACGATCTCGATGGACTAATTGATCAACTCAAAAATATTGTCGATGAGCTCGAAGGTATGGAAGATGACCTTGGTGCTGGCGATGACGAAATCGAAGTCGATGTTGAATCAGGCGACGATGAAGTAGACCTCGAGTTTGAGGACGAAGTTGAAGAAGCCAAGTGTGGTCAGCACGACGAAGACTACGGTCTAGACGAAGCTACTGACACTGCGTCTGGTGCTGGTGATGTTGCCCCTGAGGGTGGTAAAGCATCTGGTCCAGAAGCTAAAGAAGGTGGTTCTGCTGGTAAAGCTGACGATTCTAAAGTAGCTAAAGCTGCTGATGATGAAGAAGCTATCGATGATACTATCGATGCTATTGAAAAGTCTGCCCCTGGCAAAGACAATACCGCACAGACTGGTAACAAGGTTGACGTCAAGAAAACCAACCCAGCTATCGCTGGAACTGGTGAAGGTGTCGCCGAAGTCAAAGTTGAGAACGTTGAAGTCGACCTCTCGAAAGAGATTGCTGCAATCGTTTCCCTTGATTCTACTCTTTCTGAATCTGCACAAAAGAAGACTGCAAAGCTCTTCGAAAACGCAGTAAACAAGAAAGTTTCGATGATTAACCGGGAATTGAGTGCACAGTACACCGAACTCGTTGAGAGCCGTTGTGCTGACTTTGAAACTCAGCTGGTAGAAAAAGTTGATCAATACTTAGATTATGTTGTTGAAAACTACATGACTGATAACGCCCTTGCAATTGAAGAGGGTTTGAAAGTTCGTGTATCAGGTTCATTCCTCGAAGGCCTTGGCCGACTGTTTGAAGAGCATTACGTCTCTGTCCCATCTGGAAAAGTTGATCTTGTTGAGAAACTTGAAGGTGAGATTGAACAAGCCGAAGCTAAACAAAACAAATTGTATGAGCACGCAATCAAGCTACGTCGTGAGAATATCTCGCTCCGTAAAGCTTCTGCAGTCCGTAAGCTGACTGAAGGTATGAGTGCTGTTGAGGTTTCTAAGTTCAAGACTCTTGTTGAGAGTGTTGAGTACAAGAGCCAAAACCAATTTGTCAAAGCTATTGAAGCTGTAAAAGCAACACACTTTATCAACGAAGATGTTGCTACACCTGAACCGCAAGAGTTTGAAACCCTTGCTGAAGAAACTAAAGCCTCATCTATGGATAAGTACGTAAGTGCAATCCGTAGGTTCAAATAATCTAACTAGGAAAAAGAAAAATGAAAACTACAGATCTTTTGATCGAAAAGTGGTCGCCGGTTCTGGATGCTCCAGAAGCTGGTCAGATCCAAGATCACTACCGTAAGAGCGTAACTGCTCAAATCCTCGAAAACCAAGAGAAAGCCTTTGCTGAGCAAGGCATGATCAACGAAGCAGTTCACGGTTCTTCTGTCTCTAACGGCGGCGTTGAGAACTGGAACCCAATCCTGATCAGCCTCGTACGTCGTGCGATGCCTAACCTGGTTGCTTATGACATTGCTGGTGTTCAGCCAATGTCTGGTCCAACTGGCCTGATCTTCGCAATGAAATCACGTTACGGTGCTAACAACTCTGGTGTTGAAGCTCTGTTCAACGAAGCTGACACAGACTTCGGTGGTGCAGGTACGCACGCTGGCGATTCTTCTTCGCTGGTAACTGGTGCTGGTGGCGCAACTGACGTTGGTGCTGGTGGTTCTGGTACAGGTGACGACATTGCTGATAACTTTGGCTTCGGTACCGGTATTGCTACCGGAACTGGTGAGGACCTTGGTTCTGGTTCGACTATGAACGAAATGTCTTTCTCAATCGAAAAAGCAACCGTTACTGCGAAAACACGCGCGCTCAAAGCTGAGTACACGATGGAAATCGCACAGGACCTGAAAGCAATCCACGGCCTCGACGCTGAAGCTGAGCTTGCTAACATCCTGTCGACTGAAATCTTGGCTGAAATCAACCGTGAAGTTGTTCGTACGATCAACTCGAAAGCTAAGCTCGGTGCACAGACTGCTAACGTCACGACTCCAGGCGTATTCGACCTGCACACTGACGCAGACGGTCGTTGGTCGGGTGAGAAGTTTGCTGGTCTCCTGACACAGCTTGACTTCGAAGCCAACCAAATCGCGAAAGAAACACGTCGCGGTAAGGGGAACTTTGTTCTTTGTTCGTCGAACGTTGCAACTGCTCTTCACATGAGCGGCATGCTTGCGTACACTCCAGCCCTTAACACGAAGCTGGACGTTGACGATACAGGTAACACCTTCGCAGGTGTCCTGAACGGCAAGATCAAAGTTTACATCGATCCATATGCGACTGTTGATTACGCAACTGTTGGTTACCGTGGTACGAGCCCGTATGACGCTGGTATGTTCTACTGCCCATACGTACCTCTGACGATGGTTCGTGCTGTTAACGAGTCTACCTTCCAGCCAAAAATCGGATTCAAAACCCGTTACGGTATGGTTGCTAACCCGTTTGCTGAACCTGCAGCTGCAGTTGACAACACTGGTGCGGACCGTAGCAACGTCTACTTCCGTATCTTCCGCGTTGCAAACCTGCTGAACGCTGGTGCATAAGTCTAACGACTTATAACTAACAGGAAGGGTCCTCTCACGAGGGCCCTTCTTTTTTATATAAATACATGTACAGAACATAGGTGACATATGATTAATCAGACGTATACGACAGCAACTAGCTTTGGGATGTTTATTCCAGGTGAAGAGTATGCTGGTCTTCAAATGAAAATAACTAGCTTTGGGATTCCACAAGTTAGTGCAGCTGCGGTTGAGCAAGGTACTCGTGTACTTCAGGCGAAGCACGCTGCATCAAGGGTAAAATTTGAGCCTCTACGTGTAAGTGTATTGTCGGACGGTGGACTGTCGAATATAAAGCCAGTCCATAATTGGCTTATAAATAATGTTATAGAGAATGACACAGTTACAAAGGACATTCGCGTCATTGGGTATTCTGCATCTGAGGTCCCTGTATTTACGGTCGATTTCCATGATGCGTTTCCAACCAGTATTGACATTGATAAGTTTGATTCAATGGATTCAACCGACGCGTTAATTAAAGCACAACTCGAATTCGCGTATGACCTTTATACTTATGGATGATTAAATGAAAGTTGAAGACCTTCTTTTAGAATGGAAAAAAGACTCAGAGATCAACAAGTCAAAGCTAGATGATGAGTCAATTAAAACAGCGATGCTCCACGCCAAGTACCTGGAGATCCATTCTGCTGTTAAAATCCGATACAACAAGTTACGAGCAAGACTCAAAGATCTTGAGTTTGAAAAACGTCGTTGGCTGAAAGGTACGATGACAAAAGAAGAAATGGACGATCGCGATTGGGACTATGACCCCTGGAAGGGAATGTCTAAACCGATGAAGTCCGAAATGGATGATCACCTGTTTGCTGATAGTGATGTCAAGAAGGTGGTTGAAAGATTAAAAGACACAGAGGTTCTCCTTGAAACCCTTGAGTCAATAATGCAGAATATACAATGGAGACATCAATCGATCAAAAACTCGATTGACTTTATGAAGTTCCAAGCCGGTGGGTAATGACCGAAACAATAGTCCTCTCTTATAAGAACCAAGCGAAGATTCGTATAGACTCTACTGACGGTGGAATTCTACACGAACTGCAAGAACATTTCTCGTTTTATGCTCAGGGTTATAAGTACATGCCGGCATACAAGTCCGGCATGTGGGACGGTAAGATTCGTTTGTTCGATATGAGAACGCAGACGTTACCAGCTGGTTTGTACCATGCTATACAGGAATTCGCGGCTAATAAGTCCCGGCAATACACCATCGCCCTTGAGAATAACAGTTATTTTGGCACAGTAGGATCTGCGGACAATGTCTCGTATGACGAGTTCTACGCCTTCGTTCAAGGCCTAAATCTTTCAGCCGACGGTAAACGTATTGAGCCGCGTAATTATCAGATCCAGTCTGCATATAGTGCAATCAAAAACTATAGACAGCTAATACTGTCACCGACTGGAACAGGCAAGTCTCTTATCATGTACATGATCATGAGATGGGTACTTCACTGTATGGACGGTGAAAGGTTTGTCATTATCGTTCCTACGACTACGTTGACCCACCAATTGATCAGTGACTTTGAGGATTATGCCGCTCTTGACGAAGAGTTCGCGGTCGGGGATATGTGTTACCCTATCTTTGCTGGGCAGGATAAGAAGGCACCACAGCAAGTTATTGTATCAACATGGCAGTCGTTGGCTAAGTTTGATCGTACATGGTTGATGGAAGTAGGCGGTGTTATTGGTGACGAAGCACATACGTGTTCGGCCAAGATATGCCAGGGCATCCTCGACAAGATGACTAATGCTCAGTATCGTATTGGGACGACCGGAACCCTCGATGGTTCAAAGGTGCATGAGATGGTTCTTGAAGGTATCTTCGGCCCTACAATTGTGGCTACCACGACGAAGGAACAGATCGACGAAGGTAACCTGGCACAGCTTCAGATCAATGTGATGAAGCTACAATATCCTGAAGAAGAACGCAGATTTGCTAAGTTCAAATACGCAGATGAGATACAGTATATTGCTAAACATGAAAAGCGCAATCGGTTTGTAGCTAAGCTTGCGCTGAATACAGAAGGCAATACCTTGGTGATGTTTCGATTTAAAGAGCATGGACAGCTTCTGTATGATATGATCAAAGAGAAGTCAGGTGATAGACGTAAGGTCTTCCTTGTGCACGGTGAGATTGATGGTGCATATCGTAACGAAATCCGTGGCGTGGTTGAGAAAGAACAAGACGCGATCATTGTTGCGTCCATAGGTACATTCTCGACAGGTATAAATATAAAGAATTTGCATAACCTGGTATTTGCCACACCTCATAAAGGCAGAATTAAAGTATTACAGTCCCTCGGCCGGGCGTTACGTAAATCAACAGATGGACGAGAAACGATCATGTATGACATATGTGATGACCTCTCATGGAAAAAGCGTAAGAACTTTGCGCTTGTTCATTCGATCGAAAGAATCAAACAGTTTAGTGCTGAAAAGCTAAGTTATAAAATATACGATATAAAATTATAGGAACGTGAATATGAGTGAAGATACTGAAAAAAAAGAATGGCCTGAAGTATATGATGAGCGGATGATTAAGATCCTTACTCTATCGTCCGGTGAAAAGATTATTACGTACGTAAGAGAACTCGGTGAGTACGGACAATATATTTGTGAGAGACCATTTACGGTTTGTGCGGATCTTAAAGAGGGTGAGTACTTCCTAACCCAGTTCTGTCCATACGCAGATACTTCAGTACCATTTGTATTCCAGACAGCAGGAGTTATTGGAGTTGCCAATACGACAGCAGACTCTCGAGCTCATTACTTCCGGTGTATTAGAGAAGAAGTTGTGGCTGAAGCTGCACAAAACGGAACTATTGATGAGAATGCAGACTTTGGTGTTATGATGGAACAGTTACAGGAACAGTTATCGACTGCACTTGGTCCTAAAAATGACGTCGGGTTTTTTGAATCTTCCTCTGACACTGATGGTGATAACGTTGTAGATCTCTCTAATTGGTCACCTGATACTAAACCTAACTAATACTATAAATACTAATTCAGGTGCCTTGATGCTATATCAAGTGCACCTGCAATGGTAACTCTATTCTATTACCCCAACTCTATATACTATACCCCTGACCGTATCAGAGATAAGTAACTGAATAACCAGAATAACAGTAGTTATTTAACGTTGTCTTGAAGGTATCTTTACGATTATGTTCGTTACACGATTATGTATACAAGTTTGCGCCAAAAAACCGCAGTTTTTACCCAACTATTTTATTACAAATTCGTAATACTCCAGACCGCAATTAACTGTGTACAAACACGGTAATTCGTAGTATAATGTATATAAGGTTATACACAAGGAAAAAAAATATGATACAATTAATGGGATGGGTAGTCGCCATCGTAGGCTTAGCAGCGCTTGGACATCTTATATCCCAACTCGCAAAAGCTACATGGGATGTAATGATTGCTGGATTCAGAGGTGCTTTCGGGCTCATGGTACTTCCAGCATTGATGATTATAGTCGCGATTATGTTCTTCCATCGTCGTAAGGTCAATTACGATACGTCTGAATCATGGGATGTGGTATACCGCTTTCTTGTGATTACAATGCAACTTGCATTATGCATACTTTTAATTATGGTAGGAACCGCGATAATCACAGGATTCCAGTCGGGTGAATACGTACTTTGTTTCCAGGATCCAACAACTCCCGGCAGAGAGGTGCTTATGAAAGACGAATTTGGTAAGCCGTTTTGTATGAAAGACTGGAGAGGCTAATTAACTGTGTACATTACTTTAAGAACGTGTTATAATAATATTATGATGAACACTTACATACATGGATCACAATATGGCACGATCTAAAAAGAAGCCTGAGCACTACGTCGATAACGCTAAGTTTACCCAAGCAGTCCATGAGTACGTTATGGCCTGCCGCGAAGCTGAAGAGTGTGGTGAAGACGTACCACCTGTCACTAACTATATCGGTGAGTGTTTTTACAAGATTGCAACCGGACTAACATACACTCGTAAATTTATACGTCGTACCTACAAAGAAGAACTGGCGATGGATGCGATTGAAGACTGTCTCAAGCGTATACGTAATTACAATATCGATGCATCAACACGTACTGGTAAACCAAATGCGTTTGCGTACTTTACCCAGATTTGTTATTACTCGTTCCTTCGTACCGTTGAACGTCATAACAAAGAGTTACGTAAGAAGCTTCGGTTTATCGAGAAGACCGCAATCGAGATTGGTGCATCAACTGAGTACGGTGACACTAACAAAGTCCTAGAATATCTTGACGAGGTACGAGCTCCATGGGAGAACGCAGTACCACAGCCAAAAAAAGAAGAACCAAAACCTAAGGTTGAAAAGGCCAAAGGTCTGGAGAAGTTTGCCAAATGACACGTGTTGCTATTCTCAACGATACTCATGCCGGTGCTCGTAACTCGTCGGGTATCTTTATCGGCTATCAAGAGCGTTTCTATACTGACATATTCTTTCCGTACCTTCGTGAACACGGTATCGATCGTATCCTACACCTCGGTGACTACTATGAACATCGTAAGTTTGTAAACTTCAAGGTCCTAAATGCTAATCGTACTCACTTCCTTGAGAAGTTGCGTGAGTACAATATTACTATGGACATAATTCCAGGTAACCATGACGTCACGTATCGTAATACAAACGACCTATGTTCCCTCAGTGAGCTGATGATTGGCTTTGACGATGTGGTTAATATTCACATGAAGCCAACCGAACTGAAGTTTAGTGAGACCGATCAGAAGATCCTTATGCTTCCATGGATCAACAGTGAGAATGAACACTATACCCTCAAATGTATCGAACAAACCGATGCCAAGATCTGTTTAGGTCACTTCGAGTTCTGTGGCTTCGAGATGTATCGTGGTGCTATCTGTCATGAAGGTATGGATATGAAGCCATTCGGCAAGTTTGACTCGGTGTACTCTGGTCACTTCCATACGAAGTCGTCTAATGGTCATATCATGTACCTCGGATCGCAAATGGAATTCACCTGGGCTGACTGTGAGGACCCTAAGTACTTCCACATTCTTGACCTTGAAGACGGTCAATTGACAGCAGTAAATAATCCACTCACGTTGTTTACCAAAGTAACCTATGACGACGAATCCTTCGAATATGCTGACTTTGACTATAGTATCTTCGATAGACAGTTCGTCAAGGTTGTGGTTGCAAACAAAACTGATCGTCATCAGTTTGAAGACTTTATCGCCAATGTCCAGCTACGTAAGGTATACGACCTCAAAATCGTAGAGTCATTCGAAGGTGTTAAGGTGACTGATGACGACGAGTATACACATTTCGAAGAGACAAGCGAGTTGATATCACAATATGTGGATGCGATCGACACTCTACTTGATCGTGACCTACTTAAGACCCAACTAAAAGAACTATATAATGAGGCACTCCATGCAGAACAACTTTAAGTCAGGCGTCAAATATGACGGAGGAAAACCTATGATGAGTCTAGTACCGCCTAGAGCATTGCGTGAAACAGCTAAGGTCCTTACATTTGGGGCACAAAAGTATGCACCTGACAATTGGCGTAAGCTCGATAATCTACAAGGTCGTTACCTTGATGCTGCACTGCGTCATATTAACGAGTTTCAGACTGGTACAATGGTCGACGAAGAGTCGGGTTGTCCTACTCTGGCCCATGCCATTTGTGACCTCATGTTTGTCCTTGAGGATCTTCTTATGGAAGAGTCAGAGCCAAAGACCGATCGGGAGACCGACGTTAACAATACCATTATGAAGTTAAGCGAACTACTGGACGATTAATATGTCAATTGTGTTTAAGACCCTACGATGGAAGAACTTCTTATCGACAGGTGACAATTTTACCGAGATCAATTTCCTTAAGTCACCGAAGACCCTTATCGTAGGTGAAAACGGTGCTGGTAAGTCTACTATGCTTGATGCGTTGAACTATGTACTGTTCAACAAACCTCACCGTAATATTAATAAACCGCAACTTATTAACTCGATCAATGAAAAGGGTCTTGTGGTTGAGATCGAGTTTACGATCGGCCGTAATGACTATAAAGTTATTCGTGGTCATAAACCAGGTATCTTTGAGATTTATCACAACGGTAACCTCATTAATCAAGCTGCTTCGGTTCGTGATTATCAGGTCCACCTTGAACAGACCATCCTGCGCCTTAACTACAAGTCATTTAACCAAGTGGTTGTTCTTGGATCGTCATCGTTCGTTCCGTTTATGCAGTTACCTACTGGTCAGAGACGCCAGATCATCGAGAATCTACTTGATATAGATATCTTTACCAAGATGAACCAACTGCTACGTGAGTCACATAGTATTCTGAAAGAACAACATCGTGATAATACTACCAAGTTAGAGGTGATACGTAACAAGATCAATGTTCAAAAGAAGTACATTCACGACCTTGAGCAACTTAATAAAGGTCTGATTGACGAGAAGAGAGCTGAGATCGACAAACTGTTTATCGATCATGATAACTATGACGCATCAGTTGCCAAGATACAAAAGAGAGTTGATGCTGGTAACGATGAATATGTACGTCGTATGGACTCACTTCAAAACAAAATGGACGCTGAACGCAAGACGCTTTCAGGCCTCGACGGCGAAATCAAGACATCGAAGAAGACTATTAAGTTCTTTGAGCAAAACGATACGTGTCCTATCTGTACTCAAACCGTTGAGCCTGAGCTATCTAAATCTGAGATCAAACGCCACCACGATTGTATCGAAGAGTTGACTAATCAGAAGACCAACATCGGTGGTACCATTGATGTTATTGCAGGTAACATGGATAAGTTAAATGCAGTACGTACTAAGATCGTTGAAGAAGAGAACAAACTACGTAGCTATCAAGAAGAGATGCGTATCATTACTCGTCGTATCAACGGGTTGAATCAAGACATTGCTAACCTTCAAGAGAAGGGTGGTGACGTTAAAGCTGCTACTCGTGACCTTCGTGGCTATGAGGCTGATCAAGAAGACATCAACCTTGAAATACGTGACATCAATGAACAGATGAACTATAACGCTCTGAAGTTCGAGATGTTAAAAGACACCGGTATCAAGACGAAAATCATTCGTAAGTACAGACCAGTCATTAACAAACTGATCAATGAGTACTTACAAGTTCTCGACTTCTTCGTACAGTTCACTCTTGATGAGAACTTCAAGGAGATTATCAAGTCAAGACATAGAGACATATTCTCTTACTCGTCATTCTCAGAAGGTGAGAAGTCAAGAATCGATTTGGCATTACTCTTCACATGGCGACAGATTGCAGCTATGAAGAACTCGATGTCAACCAACCTACTTATCCTTGATGAGACATTCGATTCTAGTCTCGATACTGATGGCGTTGACAACCTACTCAAGATCCTTGACACTCTTGAAGAGGGTACTAACGTGTTTGTTATATCTCACAAGAAAGATATGTTAGACTCTAAGTTCCCACGTAAGCTGAACTTCAAGAAGATTAATAACTTTAGTGTCTGTTATGAGGATTAATACGTCTCAACCTGATAGGTATAAGAATAAAAATGTCACAATTGAACAATAAAATTGTCTATATTAATACAAGTGACTATCGTGATTGTATAAATAAATACAATCGGTCATTAATAGCAGATGATCGATTACTAAAAGTGTTATACCCCAACCAAGGATCGGACTCCTCCCTATATTATTACCTCACTATTGGCTGAACATTTTTATGTATCGTCCTGAATTGAACTGACATTATTGTGAATTGAAATATAACGGAGTTGACGGAAAACGATATTATCCATGGGGACCAAGCGGATAATATCCAGTGTAACACCTTTACTCGTACCGAGTCGGGAAGAGGGGACAAAAAAGGTTCCCTCTTTTTGCACTTTATGGTGTACAAACCCTCCAAAACGTGATATGATATAATTATAGTTGAATAACAATGGAGCTACTATATAATGACCCAACTATCTCAAGACGTGATCGGTGTACTTACCAACTTTGCGTCTATTAACCCAAACTTCGTATACGAGTCTGATAAACCACTCGGTACGATTTCACCTACTAAATCGATTGTCGCTCAGTATACGGGTGACGCAGAAGTCTTTCCGGTTGACTTTAGTAAGTACGGTATCTACGACCTTAACGAGTTTCTTACGGCTCTCGGCCTGGTCGGTGATAACGCCAACCTAGACTTCTCTGAAAAGTCTGTTTCGATAAATGGTGATTCTGGATCCATTGAGTACTTCTTCTCACGTCGTGAGACTCTTAACGTCTCTGTTGTATCGATCACAATGCCAGGTGAAGAACTTAAGTTCAACATCACACAGGCCGAGCTCGGCCAACTGAAAAAGGCATCATCTGTATTTGGTCACAAGAAGGTACAAATCTCATCGACTGACGGTGTCGTCACTGCTCGGGTCTGCGATCCAGCAAACGCTACTGCAGCATCGTTCTCTCTGACTATCGAAGGTGCAACTCAAACCGAAGACGTTAAGTTCGTCCTCGATATTGATAACCTCAAGTTGGTAAAAGGTGACTATGAAGTGACTTATGCAAAGGCAGGTATTACACTCTTCGATAACGCAGCTGAAAACATGCGTTACTGGATTGCTGTTGAACGATAAACCTCTCTTTGTGAAAGACACATATAATGATGAATGAACTATGGGTCGAGCGGTATCGCCCGGCAACCGTCGCTGACACTATCCTCCCAGCGGCCCTAAAGAAAACGTTCCAAGGCATGGTCAACAATGGCGAGATCCCTAACATGATCTTGTCAGGCTCTGCGGGTCTAGGTAAAACTACTTTGGCCCGTGCCTTGTGCAACGAACTCAACCTTGACTATATCTTTATCAACGGATCCGATGAACGTAATATCGAAACACTCCGTAACAAGATACGTCAATTTGCATCCACCGTTTCTCTGGCCGGTGGTATGAAGGTCGTCATCCTTGATGAGGCCGATTATCTAAACCCACAGTCAACTCAACCAGCCCTTCGTGGTTTTATGGAAGAGTTCCACAACAACTGTCGGTTTATTCTTACGTGTAACTTTAAGAACAAGATCATTGACCCACTCCACTCTCGGTGTGCAGTCTATGACTTTACGTATGACAGTAAGGGTCTTCCTCAGCTGTGCGCGCAGTTCTTTAAGCGTCTGACAAATGTCCTCGATGAGAACACAATTCCATATGACAAGAAGACTGTCGCTGCTCTGATTCAGAAGCACGCACCTGACTGGCGACGTTGCCTTAACGAATGCCAAAGGTACTCTGCATCCGGTCAGATCGATGAGGGTATCCTTGCCAACATGGAACTTGAGAACTTCGAGGTGCTCATCAACGCACTCCGTACCAAACAGTTTAAGACCATGCGTAAGTGGGTGTCTCAAAACATCGACCTCAGCCCTGTGACTGTGATGCGTAAGCTGTATGATACCATGAGTACGTACGTTGAGCCTGAGTCAACACCACAACTGATTCTCATATTGGCTGAGTATGATTACAAAAATGCCTTTGTGGCTGATCACGAACTCAACTTGGTGGCTTGTCTCACTGAAGTTATGGGTGGTATCAAATGGAAGTAAGAAATATTATTCTAATATTATGTCAAAACTGTGTAGAAAGGCGACTGACAATGTTGTCAGCTGAGTAAAAATATGTTATTTGATTACTTAAATAATATAAATAATGGTAATGGGGATATTATGTCCACGGCTGATGACGAGAAAGCATACTCTGCTTTTATGGTCAACCGCGGTTTATCTTATTTCCCAGACACGGTTCTACATGCTAATTTGATGAATATACACCACCATACCGACAGTCGGTTACAGTATGACTTTTTGAGGTCCTCGATCAGAAAGAAAAAGAGATATTCAAAGTGGTTCAAGAGCAGTGAAGATCAAACGTTGACGGTTATAACTGAATACTATAACTGTTCAATGCAAAAAGCTAAGGAGTATAGCAATATACTATCAGACGAAGACATAAAGGCCATTTCAGAGATGATCGATCGGGGTGGCTTTAGTCGTAAGAAAGCAAAAAAAAATGATCGACGATCGAATTGAATGGTCCCCCAAGGACATGTTAGAGATTACTCTGAACGAACCCGATGACTTCCTCAAAGTAAAAGAGACCCTCACTCGGATTGGCATATCATCTAAAAATACGCGTAAGCTGTATCAATCATGCCATATCTTACATAAACAGGGACGATATTTTATTTGTCACTTTAAGGAACTTTTCATGCTAGATGGGAAGTCTGCAAACTTCTCGGAAGAAGATCTGTTCCGGCGTAACACAATCGCTACTTTGTTAGCTGATTGGGGCCTATGTGAGTTAATGAATGGGTATCCTGCGAAGGATGAGCGAGCGCCTATGCGTTCAATCAAAATTATATCACATAAAGCTAAGCGAGACTGGGAACTAGTTCCAAAGTATCGTATTGGTAATTCGTAATATAATATCATCGAAGTGACTCGTCAGAGTAAGGGGTCAGGGATTCGTCCTTGACCTCAACACCTTTTTGTAAAAGGTATTGGAGTGTGCAAATTAACTGTGTACAATAACGTAGATGTGTGATACTATAAACTATATGATGAAAAAGGTAATCTATGTCCAATGAGTTCTATACATCCGTAGTTCGTTACGGTAAAAATATCCTATACCGTGGTTACAAGAATGGTCTTCGTGTTCAGGAGAAGATTCCGTTCAAGCCGCATCTTTATATGCCAAGCATCAAAGGCGATACTATGGCCCTCGATGGCCGTAAGGTTGCTCGTGTCGACTTCAACAGTATGACCGAAGCCCGTGACTATATCAAACAGTATTCCAACATACCAAACGCGCAGATCTACGGCACGCAAGACTTTGGTGCTCAGTTTATCAACGAGAAGTTTCCGGGTGATCGTGTCGAGTTTAACCCCGACCTTGTCAACATCATGTACTTCGACATCGAGGTGTATTCAACCGACGGATTCCCACATCCTGAAGAGGCTGCTCACCCTATCGATGCTGTATGTTTCAAGTCATCACGGTCTGGCATGTACAGTCTCTTCACTACAGTCGAAGGTCCTGTCGAGATGGAGCCTCTCCTTGAGAAAGGTATCGAACGTGGTAATATTCACGTACGTAAGTTTGACTCAGAATACCTCATGTTGTCGGCCATACTTCGTTGGTGGAACGAGGAACAAAACAGTCCGGATATTATTACCGGATGGAACATCGAAGGTTTTGACGTACCATACTTCATCAACCGTACTGCTAAGATCCTTGGCTCAGAACGCGTTAAAGACTGGTCACCTTGGGGTCTAGTCCGTGAGAAAGAGGTTGAGTTTCGAGGTCGTAAGCAAACATTCTATACAATCGACGGTATTGCCCAGGTCGACTATATGAAGGCCTTCATTAAGTTTGGTTACTCATATGGTTCACAGGAGTCATATCGTCTCGATCACATTGCCTCGGTTGTACTTGGTGAGAATAAACTTGACTATGATGCTCAAGCCGGTCTTCATGGTCTACGTGACCAAGATCCTGCTCGTTACCTTGCATACAACATCAAGGATACGTGGCTCGTCGAGAAGCTCGAGGATAAGATGGGCCTGATCGACCTCGTCATGACCACCGCATACAAAGCCGGGGTAAACTATATCGACTGTTTCGGTACGACTCGTATATGGGATACTATCATCTATCGTAAGCTGGCTCAACGTAATGTTGTTGTACCTCCGTCGAAAGAGAACGTCAAGGCCTCGTTTGCGGGTGGTTACGTCAAACCTCCTCAGGTCGGTATGCACGACTGGGTTACCTCATACGACCTTAACTCTCTATATCCTAACATCATTGTCCAGTGGAACATGTCGCCTGAGACTATCATCGATGGTATGTATGGTGACCTTAATCCTGATATCTGCCTTGATCCTGAGTTCAAGGTTGATAGTCAGTATTGTGTCGCTGCCAATGGTGCTCAGTTCCGCCGTGATAAACAAGGCATCATTCCTGAGATTATTATTGACTACTATGCCGAACGTAAGGCCATCAAAAAGCAGATGCTCGAGGCACAGCAGGCCAAAGAGTCGTGTGACAAAGGCGATCTGTACAAGATGGAAAAGCGTGTTGCCCGACTTAATAACGCACAGATGACTGTCAAGATTCTACTCAACTCTCTTTATGGTGCTATGTCTAACCGATACTTCCGTTACTTTGATCTACGTATCGCCGAGGGTATCACACTGTCTGGCCAGTTGGCTATTCGTCAGTCCGAGCAGTCTATCAATAATATCCTTCAGAAAGGTTTTAACGACGACAAAGACCGCGTCATTGCTATCGATACTGACTCTAACTATGTCAACCTTTCTGACTTTATTACGCCGAAGGTTAAGGATCCTATTACATATCTTGACAAGGTATCCGAGACAGTTATCATTCCAGCTATCGTCAAGGGTTACGACCGCCTCTTTAATCAACTTAACTGCTATGTCCCGCGTCTTGTTATGGAACGTGAGGTCATTGCGGACAAAGGTTTCTGGACTGCTAAGAAGCGATACGTCCTCAATGTCCACAACTCCGAAGGTGTTCAGTACGCACAGCCTAAGCTCAAGATCATGGGTATCGAGGCAGTTAAGTCTTCAACACCTCAAGTGTGTCGTGGTTGGCTTAAGAACTCTTTCAAGGTAATTATCGAGGAGGGTGAGACTGCCCTTCAAGATTACATTCAAGCACGTCGAGATGAGTATATGGCTCTTCCACCCGAAGAACTTGCCGCTCCTCGTGGCGTCTCTGAGATCCGTAAATATATGACACGTGATGGCGGTTACAAGAAAGGTACTCCTCAGAACTCACGTGCCGCCATCGTGTATAACAACCTGATCAAGACCAAAGGCCTCGAGAAACAACATGAGCTTATTGGCGACGGTGACAAACTTAAATACCTCTACCTTCGTATGCCAAATCCAACTCACGGTAACGTTGTCGGTTTCCCCGCCTTCCTTCCGCGTGAACTCGAACTTGAAGACTATATCGACTACGACACTCAGTTCCAGAAGACCTTTGTTGATGTTCTAGTTCCTATCGTCGATGCTCTTGGTTGGTCTATCGAAAAGAGCTCATCCCTCGAAGACTTTTTTGTATAAGCTATAAATAATTATCATAAGGATATACTATGAAACCAATGAATCAAGATCCCAACTTCTTCACAAAATCCTCAGATTGGGTGTCGAATATCAATTATATGCATCGCCACTATGGTGTCCATCAGGCTACTGAGTCATTTGATTCTGAAAAGCTACGGGCATTACTTGACTTCCGCGTACGGTTTATCGAAGAAGAGTTTACCGAGTTGGTCAAGGCCTCAGATACTGGTGACTCAGAAGAGGTGGTTGACGCTTTGATAGACCTTTGTGTTGTGGCGATCGGTACACTTGATATCTTCGGTGTTAATGCCGACGAAGCGTGGCAGCAGGTTAACAACGCCAATATGGCCAAAGAGGTCGGTGTCAAAGAGTCAAGGCCTAACCCACTTGGTCTACCTGACCTCGTAAAACCTGAAGGCTGGACTGCACCATGTCACGAAGGTAACCATGGTCGCCTACCTGAGATTGGTCCACGTGAAAATGACGTTGGTCAAGGTGAACTATTTTAGTTGCAAAAAATGTAAAAAAAATGCGAAAGGGCTATGTACAACGTGGCCCTTTTGTAGTATACTGTATATATGATAAACAAAAGTGAACGACAGTATGAATCAGATATCCAGTCCGCTGGTGATCAGATTCGAATCGAGGGACTTGTCAGCGGTAGCGCCAAGTACGTCGAAGTGTGTGATGAGTACAATGTTTCGGCTGAAGATGTTGAGTCGTATATCTTAGATAGTGAATGCACATATGCACAATGGTTTGATGGAGTATAATATGAGTAAGATAATTTTAACTGACTGTGATGGCGTCATCCTTGATTGGGCCCCAGCGTTTATGAGCTGGATGCGTGACCGCGGTTACGTGGCTGTGAGTAGTGCAGATTCGTACTATAATATTCATGACAAGTTCGGCATCGACCGGGCTGAAGCCAAGAAGCTTGTTAACTACTTTAATCAGTCTGCTCGTGTTGGGTATATCGACGCTCTTCGTGATTCTGTTTATTACGTCAAACTTCTTCACGAAAAGCACGGTTATACGTTCCATGCTATCACGAGTATGCATACCGATCCATATGCTCAAAAGCTACGTATCATGAACCTCAAAGCATTGTTTGGTGAAAATACATTCTCACGATTTACAATCCTTGGTTGTGGTGATGATAAAGACGAAGCCCTTGAACCATACCGTGGCACCAACTACTGGTGGATCGAAGATAAACCTGAAAATGCCACAGCTGGTACTGCGGTAGGCCTTCGTAGTATCCTTGTTGACCATCCACACAATCAGGATTATCGTGACTGCCCACGTGCATTCGATTGGGAA